GCCGCGCCGACGGTATCACAAGCGACACCGTACGCCGAGAGAGGAATCCTATGGCTCTGATCGACTGGTTCCGCCGACCCGCCCCGACTCCCGAGCCGACGCTCGAAGAGCGCGCGGTGATCGACCGCTCGCCGATCGGACAGCCTCCGGGCGGCGCGCAGGCGTATATCTCGACCTACGCGGACACGGGCCGCTCGATCACGCCGGAGGCCGCGAGGGAGGCTCCGACGGTCTACGCCTGCACGCGGCTCATCTCCCAGAGCGTGGCGCGGATGGAGTGGCGAGTGATGCGCCGGGAGGGAGGGATCCCGGTTCCCGCTCGCGAGCATCCGCTCTATCGGCTCCTGAACATCGAGCCCAATCCCTACATGGGGGCGATGGTCTGGCGCGAGTCGATGCTCCTCGACTGCCTCCTTTACGGGAACGCCTATGCCGTGATCGAGCGCGACGCGGTCGGCCGCGTGGTCGGTCTGCACAAGTTGCGGGCGGACTCGGTCGAGGTGTCGCGCGGCCCTGACGGGATGCCCGTCTACTCGTACACCTCGTCGCGATGGGGCGTGTCGAAGAGCACCGATCAGGTGTGGCAGGCGTACGACATCTTTCACCTCCGCGCTCCGAGCCTCGACGGTCTCCTCGGCGAGACTCCGATCTACCTCGTGCGGAACATCATCGGCGTGGAACTCGAGGCGGAGAAGTTCGTCGCGAGTTTCTTCCGCAACGGCGCACGGCCGGCGGGCCTCATCAAGGTCACGGGCACGCTCACCGAAGAGGCACTAAAGCGGCTTCGGCAGTCGTGGCAATCGATCACGGGCGGGGCGGAGAACGCCGGCCGCGTGGCGATCCTGGAAAGCGGCTACTCGTGGGAGAAGGTCTCGGTCGATCCCGAGGAAGCGAAACTCGTCGAGTTGCGATCGTTCTGTCGGTCGCAGATCGCGGCCGCGTTCAATGTCCCGGTGCACATGGTCGGCGACGCGACGAAGACCTCGTACGCGAGTGCCGAGCAGGCCGATGCCGAGTTCGTGAAGCATTGCCTCGCGAACTGGGCCTCGCGTTTCGAGGAGGAGTGCGCGCGCAAGCTCGTGCGCGAAGGCGAGCCGATCGAGACGCACATCTCGTTCGACGCTCTGCTCCGAGGCGACCTCGCGTCGCGATTCGCGGCGTACTCGACCGCGCTCAACAATGGCTTCCTCACGATCAACGAGGTACGCGAGCGTGAGAACTACGCGCCGATCGACGGCGGCGATGTGGCTCGCGCGCCCGTGAACCTGGCGATCGTGGATCCGAACGCCGGCAAGGCGGGCGACCAGTCGCCGCTCACGGCCCCGGCTCCCGTGCCGGCTACGGCTCCGACCGCTCGGGACGCGAAGGGACGCTACGCGAAGCGCAAGTCGAAGCGGCTCGCCGATCTCTCGCCCGAGGTTCAGGAGTGCGTGAGCGGCAAGATCGGTCGGCTCCTCGACGAGGGATACGATCAGGATCAGGCGGTCGCGATCGCGATCTCGATGTGCACGGAGGCCGAGGGTGGCTGACTCCTTCGAGCCTAACGCCTCGATGCGCGAGGAGGCCGACCGTGGCCTCGCGTGGCGGCGCGAGCACGGGCGCGGCGGGACGGAGGTCGGGGTCGCTCGGGCGCGTGACATCGCCAACGGGCGCGCGCTCTCGATCGACACGGTGCAGCGCATGGCCTCGTACTTCGCGCGGCACGAAGTGGACAAGCAGGGCCAAGGTTGGGCACCGGGCGAGGAAGGCTTCCCGTCGGCCGGCCGGATCGCGTGGGCACTCTGGGGAGGCGACGCGGGCCGCTCGTGGGCCACGAACATTCTCGAGCGCGTAGACCGCGCAGGAGGCGACATCATGGAGCGACGCTACGGGCAGGCGATGGAAGTGCGTGCTGACGATGGCCGGGAGATCCTCCGGGGCTACGCGAGCGTGACCGAGACCGCGTATCCCATCGGATACGCCCACGAGATCATCGTGCGCGGCGCGTTCGAGCGGACGCTCCGGGAGAAGCCGGATGTGGTCGCCCTCTGGAACCACGACGCATCGATGCCGATCGCTCGCACGACGGCCGGGAGCCTCCGGCTCGCCGAGGATGAGCACGGCCTCGTGGTCGAGATGGAGCCGATCGACACCCAGGTCGGCCGAGACGCTCGCGTCGCGGTGCGCTCGGGCGTGGTCTCGGCGATGTCCTTCGGCTTCATCGTGCGCTCGGATCGCTTCGAGGAGCGGGACGGCAAGGTGCACCGGATGATCGAGGATCTCGAACTCCACGAGGTCTCGGCCGTGACCTTCCCGGCGAACCCGGCTACCGACCTCGTGGTCGATCGCCGCTCGTTCGACCTCTGGACGGCGAGCGCGCCCGTGCCGGCGATGGTTCGTCGGCGTATCTGGCTTGGCCCCAAGCGTTGACCTTCGACACTCAAAGATGCGAGGATAAGGATATGAGCGAGACTCGACACCGCGAAGCGTTCCTTCGCTACCTCTCACGCGGCCCTGCCGCGATCAGCAGCGAAGACGCGCGCACGCTCCACGAACAGCGTGGCGTGCAGACCGCGAGCCTTACGCCCGAGGCGTGGGCCTCGTTCTTCACCGAGTCGATGCAGACCTCGTGGGTGCTCGGTCGCGTTCGCAAGGTCGATGTGACCTCGAACAAGTTGACCGTCACGCACTACAACGAGAACATCGAGACACAGGATCGGATCTCGTACGATCAGGAAGGCGCACGCGCGGACATCAACGGAACCTTCGAGTTGCCGCGATGGAAGAAGTCGGGCGGATCCGTGCCGACGAACTACGATCTCGAGTACGAGAACCGAGCGATCACGCTGCACGATGTCGGCGTGAACATGATCGTCTCGAAGGAACTGATCGAGGAATCGATCGGTAGCGTGAGCGCGGAGAGCGTGCTTCGCGACTTCCTGATCCGGAAGCTCCAGACCGAGATCGAGCGACAGATCCTCGTCGGCGATCCGTCGATCAACACGAACTCGCGCAAGGAGATGCAAGGCATCTGGAACTACCCGCTCTTCAAGTCTGCTTCGAGCGTGTACGGCGAAGGTAATCAGGTCGTTGATGATGCGAGCGGCGCGTCTGGCGGCGTGATCTCTGGGCTTCCTCGCCTCGAGATCGTGAGCCGGATCATCCGTCCGTCCTCGTACGGTAATGCCGTGTGGGTCGTGGCGCGCGCTGCGTCGATCTCCGAAGTGTTCATCACGAGCGGAGTCGGCAGTAATCACTCGATGCAGACCGGAGCCTCGGACTCGTACGGCTCGCTCTTCAATCGGCCGATCTACGGGATGCCGTACACGAACTACCAAGGCGACGCAGACGCGACGGGCGACCGTCTCGCGCTGCTCGTCGATCTCTCCAAGTATGTGCTCGCGATGCACACGAGCGGCCTCCAGGTGGAGCGTCTGAACGAAGTGCGCGCAGCGACCGGACAAGTCGTGCTTCGGGCATCCGTCCGCGTGGGCGGGAACATGATCGACCCCAAGTCGCTCATCTGCCTGAAGGCCAACTAATCACCAACGCCACAAGGAGGCAACATGAACGGTGATACTTACAAGGGACTCGTCGAGAAGATGGGTGCCCTCTACGCGGAGATGCAGGAGATCGTCGCTGGCATGGAGGGCGCGACCGAAGAGGACGCGGCCAAGATGCAGGACAAGTACGAGGAGAAGAGCAAGCAGTACGACGCGCTCGCCAAGCGTCGCGACATGATCGCCGACCTGAACTCGCGCGCGGCCAAGAGCTCGCATGGCGTGGTCGTGGTCGAGCGTGAGGCTCCAGCCCGCGTCGAGACTCGCTCGTTCGCTCCGCAGATCGGCGATCAGTACGAGGCTCGGTTCGCCGACTACCTGAAGAACGGCCACCGCCGCGACTTCGACACTCGCGCGATCGCCGCAGGCTCGGGCGACGGCCAGTACCTCCCGTCGGCCGGCTTCTACGCCCAGTTGCAGAAGAGCGTGGAACTCGAGACCGCGATCTACAACCTCTGCCG